GCAACTAATAAACGAAGAAGGCTTCCAAATAGAGTTTGGAGAAACTTTATTAAGGTCAGAAAATGATGTAGGACCTCAAAAGGTTAGAAGAAGGTTCACAACTCCAGTAGATAAATATTCTACAGCCATAAATATTTTTCAAGACGATGCAACATTTTTTAGAAATTTTTTCAACACCACTTTAAACGGTGGAGCAACCCCTTTTTATTTTACAGACCCATTTACTGGGGATGAAGAAGTATTTAGATTTTCTAAACCCCCGACTATTTCACCAATTGGATCTGCCGGATACTATAGAGTGACGATGAATTGGGAGAAAATTCAATAATGGCAAACTCATTAACCCCCGAACTTTTAGCGCAGTTGTATAACCAAGAATCGGAAGATGTGTTTCTCACACTTCTAACTCTAACGCACCCCTCCTTTGCGGCACCCATAAGATTGGTGAATAATTCTGTCGATATAATATCTAGAGGCGATACATTTATAGCTTTTCCCTTCAAATTAAAACTTCCAGTAGATGATGGAGAAAGTGCTAGAGAAGTCAGCATAGAGTTTGATAACGTGTCATTAGAGATACTGGATGAATTGAGAACAGTCACCACTTCCATAGAAGTTAAAATGGAAATGGTGTTAGCTAGCATTCCCGATGAAGTGCAAATATCTATTGAAGAATTAAAGATACAAGCCGTAAACTATAATAAACAAGTTATTTCAGCTAGGTTATTTCTGGACAGTTTTTTGACCACGGAATTGAACTCTGAAATTTATAGTCCTACTTTATATCCGGGAATATTCTAATGGAAAAAGATTTCTCTCATTTAATAGGGATACCTCACGAAGAGAAAGATTGCTATATGCTTGCAGTAGCTTTCTACAAAGATGTTCTAGGAATAGAATTAAAAAATTACTATAGCGAAATTCCTGAAACGTCAGAACAAAGTTCTAATTTGATTTATACCAGTATGGGAGACTTTAAAAAAGTCGATGTCCCTCAATTTGGAGATTTAATAGTTATAAAATTAAAAAGAATTGAGTCCCACATCGGGATCTATATCGGAAACGATAAGATGCTCCACTCATTTAAAAATGTGGGGTCAAATATTGAAAGCATTTCTAAATATCGTCGCATGATTAGTGGATATTTTAGGGTAAATAAATGATTAAACTAAGATTAAGTGCCTTTACATCCGAAGGTTCTGAAAAAAATATTGATTTTATAAAAGGAGAACTGGCTTCAGATCTTCTGGCTAGAGTATTGAAAGACTTAGATTTATCTGGAGAAGAGGATTCATTTCAAGTCCTAGTAAATGGCCACAGAGTGGATACTGAATTTCTACCTTTCGTTGAAATACTTGAAAAAGACTTTGTACTTATAGCCCCTAAAATCAGGGGAGGTAGCTTTGGAGAAGTATTTAAAGTAATTGCAGTAATCATAGTAGCCGTTGCAGTATCGGTTGCAACTAGAAACCCTCAAACAGGTATTACCGTAGGGTCTGCTTTACTTACTGCCGGGGCGGCTATCGGTACTTCTCTATTATTAAATGCTCTAATACCTCCCCCAGTTCCCGGAGGATTGGATTTTGGAATTGGAGGGTCTAATGACTTTGGATCTTCTCAAATGTACACAATTACTTCTCAGAGTAATACAGTAAAAAAATTTGGAAGAGTTCCCAAAGTTTACGGAAGACATAAAATTTATCCTAACATAGCTGCCAATCCCTATACAGAAATTGAAGCAGATCCCAACACAGGGGATCTAGTTCAGTATTTATACACAGTTTACGACCTAGGTTTTGGTCCAAACATAGTAGAAGATATCCGCATCGGAGATAGTCCGATAACGGCGTATTCTGATGTCACTTACAATTTAATAGATTTTAATAAACCCGCTTTATCAGAAGGAGTTTGGGACGATTTAACTACCAATAGATTACTATACTATAAAGGGGATATTGAAACAGACAATAGTGCGACTCTGTTAAATGACAACCAAGAATCCGGCGGCCCATTAGATGGCTATCAAGTAGTAAGAACGGCAGCATTTAATACCGCAAACTCCCCTCAAGAAATAATTGTGACTTTTGTAAACCCTCAAGGATTAATAGCTTATTCCACCACTGGAGATACTTATTCTAGGTCAATTGAAGTGGATGTAGAGTTTTCCCTATCAGGTAGTGGAATATTTAGAAAATTTAATGATTCGGATTATGTAGATGATTTTAAAGCCGTTGGAGGTTCTCCAGATAATAACGATGTTTATTTAGCAGCACTTCCATTTACTACGGGATTTCCTTACGTAAATTTTAGCCCTCCCCCAGCGGTAACTATTACTCAAGAACAAAGAAATGATATTCTAAAATTTGGATCTTTCTATACAGAGGATTGGGGGATTCCCGCTGGAAGGGATAGTATTATATTAGCCAATGGAGTAATTGGATTAAATAAATATCTATATGCTAATGGAAGAAAACTTGGGAAGGTTATTTCAATAACTCCGTATTCCACTGGATATTCTACATATACTTTAGAGGCTCCTTTAACCCAAGCTGTTGTAGTATATCCCACTATTGTTGCTACCCCCCAATACGATACTAATGGAAATTTAACTGGAATAGTTAGAAATACTTCCGAGACTAATCCATCCGGAGTTATTTATAGAAAACTGGAAGGAAGATTTACTATTACCAGAAAAGAAACCGGACAAGTTTTTTCCACGGTAAAATTCACTCCGAAAGAAATAGGACAATACGACATTAGAATCACTAGAGTGAAGAGTTACTCACCCGCCACATATAGCGTCCAAGACAAACTGGCTGTTTCTTCCATAGTAACTAGGTTTGATATTAATCCAATTGTTACTAATAAAAGACATACGTTTTTAGAAGTAAGGATTAAAGCAACAAACCAACTAAACGGAACAATTCAAAACTTGTCTGCCATTTGCACATCCGTATTAGATACCTGGGATGGAACTCAGTGGATTAAAAAACCTACTAATAACCCAGCATGGATCTATGCAGATTTGATGACAGGAGAAATAAACAAGAGAGCAGTAGATAAATCTAGATTGTATCTACCTTCTCTTATTGAATGGGCTGATTTCTGCGATGAAATTCCTGACGCACCAACGGGACAATTTTTTGTTGCCCCTAGGTTCAGATGCAATTTTGTTCTAGATTTTAATACCACTCTTCAAAGCATAATTAATCAAGTGACCAACTCTTGCCAAGCTTCCTTAAATATAATTGACGGTAAGTATGGAGTTCTGATTGATAAGAAAAGAACAACTCCAGTTCAAGTATTTACTCCCAGAAACTCTAGAAATTTTAGTTCCTCTAGAAACTACACCGTAAAGCCTCATGCAATTAAAGTTAAATTTATTGATCCGGCAGCTAATTGGGAATTAGCCGAAAAAGTAGTTTACGATGATGGATATGATGTAAATAACTCAATAGAGTTTGATGATTTAACTAGTTTCGCTTGCACTGATCCAGATCAGGCTTGGAGATTTGGTAGATATATGATCGCTCAGAACAGGCTCAGACAAGAATCTATAACATTGGATGTAGATTTCGAGTTTTTAGTTTGTAACCGTGGAGATTATGTTCAGATCACTCAGGACGTAATGAAAGTTGGTGGAACTCCAGCAAGAGTAAAATCTGTTTCCGGAACTACAATTGTTATTGATGATGCCATTCCAACCACTACTGGAAATCCTTATGGATATGTCTATAGATCGGTTTCTGGAATTTCCACAAGCACTTTAACAGTAGTTAATTCTGATACTTTCATAGTGGACGGTGGAATACCTTCAGTTGGAGATTTAATAGTTATCGGAGAAATGGGTCAAATAGTTTTTGACTGCATTGTAAAATCTATTAGTCCTAACGATGATTTGACAGCACAATTAACTTTAGTAGAAAAAGCAGATGCTATCTACGATGCGGAATCAACTGACTTCATTCCTAATTATAGTCCACAAATTTCAACTACAGTAGACGCTCAAAATACTCCTCCTCCTAAAGTTACCGATCTAGCGGTTCTTGAGAATAGTTATTTATGTGGGGCAAATTCTTTTGAACACTACATAAAAATAGATTGGGATGTTCCAGTTGGAACTGCCTTTGAATACTTTGAAATTTTTGTTGATGATGGAAGAGGTTACGATGTCGTAGATACGACTAGAGATTCTGAATATACCTATTATGTAGATTCCGCCAGATTAGGATTTTCTCATAATTTCAAAGTAGTCGCTGTGAGCTCTAGTGGGAAGAAGCTAGAATTAAATTCTGTAGACACTGTTTCTGCTACTCCGACCTTCAAAACAACTAGACCAGAGAATGTTAGCTCTTTAAGCACAAACATAACTGGAGAAGTTCTGCAATTAGATTGGGAGCCAGTAAACGATTGTATTAGAGAATACTTAATTAGATATACTCCGAATCTAGCGGGAACGTGGGAAGCATCTATTCCTCTTTTAAGAGTAGATAAAAATACTACCCTAGCTTCTACTCAAGCCCGAACTGGAACTTATTTAATCAAAGCCGTGGACTTTAATGAGAACGAATCTCAAAGGGCCACAGTAGCTATTACAACGATTCCAGAACTATTTAATTTGAATGTTATTTCTAGCATTACAGATTTCCCAACATTGGCCGGATCTAAAGATAGAGTAGTGAAAAACGGAGACACACTACTTTTACAAAATAAAGAAGTGGGCGGAGTTGCTACAAACGAATATTATTCAAATGGATATTATTATTACCAAGGATTTTTAGATCTCGGGGAAATTTACACAGTACGTCTACAATCTTTAATTCAGGCCGAGGGATATACTTTAGAGGATATCATGGCCAATTGGATAACGCTTAACGATGTTGTCGCAATGTCTAATTCAAGATTTTCTGAATGGGATGTGCAGACTGAATACAGAGTTACAGATACTTTTAACGTAATGGCAGATTGGGTTAGTTTATCTGTCGTAGATCCAATTTCAGAGGGAGTTCAAGATAATTGGTCTGAGTGGAGACGCTTTACTATTGGCGATGGAACAGGGAGAATATTCCAGTTCCGTCTTAAATTAATAAGCAATAAGGCTTCAGTAACTCCTAGAGTATTTGACGGAACTATTAAGGCAGATATGCCAGACCGCATAGAGTCATACGAAAATTTAACGGCTCCGGACACTGGATATACCTTAAATTATTCCCCAGCTTTTAAAGGGCCGGGAACAACTCCGAGCGTTCAAATAACTATTGAGAACGGAGAGTCGGGAGACTACTGGAACTTTGTGTATAAATCTTTAGACGGATTTCAAATAATATTTTACGATAAAAATGATGTTGCAGTCTCCAGAGTTTTTGATGCCCAAATTAAAGGCTATGGAAGAAAAGCAACATACGTCATCTAGGAGAAAAAATGAGTCAGGTAATTTTCGACACCATAGATAGTTCCACTACTTCAGGGAATCAATTAGCCCAGATCCTTAATGACTTCAAAGACGCTATGATTAGTGGATCTTCGGGGACTTCAAGACCTTCTCAAATTGATCCCGGAGGATGTTGGATTGATACATCTCTTCAGGGCTCTCTCAATGTTTGGGACTTCAAAGTTTTCACTGGGAGTTCAGACATTACAGTATTTAGATTAAATCTAGGAACTGGAACTCCATCTATCTCTGGATCAGATAACACTTTTGAAGTAACAAGA